ATTCACTTGAACTTACTAAACCGTCTTCGCCGTTGTCTAATGCTCCGGCTGTGTTGTTAGCATAGTCTTGAATTGCAGTTGATGTACCTTCTAGTCTTAAAGGTGTGTCTCCTAATATAAACGCTGTGTTGTTTCTATCTGTGTTAAGATTAATCATGTTCTGTATTAGTTCTGGATATCCAGGTACAGCAATCACGTTGTAACCTCTTTGATCTTCTCTGATTCCTTGGTTTGTGTCAATCTCAGATTTCAGTTGCTCTACTATAACTTTTCTCTGTGCTTTTCTTCCAAAACTTCCTGAACCGTCAGCGTTGTTTGAAGATTTTGTCACCCATCTGTCAGGATAGTAACCTGCTACAGACTCGTTACTGAATCTAATGTTACCTAAACCTGATGATCCCGAACCTGGGTATGTTGTAGTGTTTATGTGATTGTTTTTGTATTCTTTCACATTGTAACCACTTCTTCTAGTGTTCCATAGAAGTATTCCTTGTGGATATAAAGCCGGATCTGGTGAATCTGGATCTAGGAAGTTGTCACTTAAAAGATCTTTTATGCTTGAAGCATGACCGGCATCAGTTTCGTTGTTTGCACTCTTTTCTGCGTCTGTATGATATCTAGCATCTGCAAACACAATACCGTCCTCAGTGGTTTGATCTGTTTTATCTACCAACTCAAATGCCGCACCTGATGTTGTTACTGCTACTTGGTTCGCTGTGTTAGTAGAACTTAAAGTAGCCGCTGTGTTGTATTTGTATATCTTTGGATAGTTTTCAAGATCGCTGGTATCAATCCATAAGTCGTTGTTTACAAGTGGTGTTCCGTCTGATTGTGTTGTTGGAGCAGTAGCACTGAATTGTGGTCCATTTGGATCAGTGTTTGTGTAAACATTTCTGTATCCTCTGAACGCAGTCCCGTCATGTACTAAAATATCTGCTTCATCAATCTTAGTGTCATACCATAATGTGCCATCTGCTGGCTCAGTAGTTGGTGAACTTGTACTTGCTGTGTAACTTAATCTTTTAAAGTTTGATGCTATTACTTCATTTCCAACAGTTGAATCTTCTGAATCACCAGTTGGTGCAACATATAAATTATCAAGTTTTGTTGTTGATAAAGAATCAAACCCGCCATAGTCATGAGCATTTGCAGTTCCAAAGCCTGCATCATCAAGTGGAGTACCTGAGGTGTTGTTCATTCTAAACTCACCACCTAATGCGTGGGTAATTTTAATTGCACCTTTGAACTCGCCTGTAGTAATTACTTCTGCACTTAGATTTGTAAAGTTTGCAGTGTTAAATGCTGTAACAAAATCTTCTTTGTCAGCCAATGTACTACCATCGCTTGATTGTATTGTTACTGTTTTAGCAGTGTCTAATGCTTCTTGATTTTTTAACGATTCTCTTACTGTAAAAGTTTCGTTGTGTGTAAATGTTGGGTGTGTAGTTTTTGAACTAATCACTGTTGGGCCACCTTCGTATCTAAATATTTGGAAGTCTCCAACGTTTGGTGTAGTGTCTTGTTGACCGTCAACACTTTGTTCAGTGATATTAAATTGCACATACAGATCACCTGCACTTAAATTTGTTCCACCTGCTGATGGATCTAAATTAAAGATTGCTTGATGATTAGTAGCAAAAAGTTGTGCACCAATACTTGAGAAACTTGCACTTGCGTCACTGTATAATTTTACTGAAATGTTTGCACCTGAATTAGCACTTGTAGTTTTGAACCAAACTGATCCGTTAGGTCTATTCTCATCTGCTGTTTTCCAAGTAGGTCTATTTGTGTGTTTTGCTTGTAGGAATTTAGGCCCATTTTTAGTTCCTGCTGTGATTCCTAGTTCTGCTAATAATCCACTACCTTCTTCAAATCTTATAGTGTTGAAACCTGCTGTAGAATCTCCAAATCCTAAACCGTTATGGAAAATTTCTAAGTTACCAGTTGTGCTGTTTACTGATGCACTTACTCCTGGAACGTTTGCTGTGTCAAATGCTGTCTTCACATCTGATAACGCAGTGCCACCTGTCTGTACCTGAACACCATTTACCTGCATGGTTGCAGAACCAGTAACTGTTGTGCCTGATGCTACTGAAACAACTGGTAAAGATAAATGCCAAGCACTTGAACCTACATTCACCCAAGTGTTAGAGGCAGTTTTTTTGTAAATCTTATTGCTGACATGTGTTGTGTTAATTGCATAATCGCCTGGCGTACCAATTGAAACTTTTGGTGCACCTGTTGAACTGTCTCCTACCAGGTTGGAAACTGAAGTTATTAATGTTGGCGTTTTTGATGTAAATTTTTGATCTGTTTGTGACCATTCGAATATACCATAACTGCTTGATGCAAGGTCAAACCAGTATGTTCCATCCGTCGGACGACCGCTTGGAGCGGATGCACTGCCAACTAATTCATCAGTGTTTAAGTTGACTCTAAGCACATATGCTCTGTTGGCTACTCCTAAAAATGAATATGCCGCTTGTAGACCATATTCATTCAATTCATAACCGTGTATTGGATTCCCTGAAGCGTCTGTGTAGAACTTTGGATCTCCAAATGTTTCTGTTAATTCTCTTTGTGACGAAAGTAAAAACACAGTGTTTGCATTTGCTGTCTCTGTTCCTGATGCTGTTCCTGTGCCTGCTCCGTTATTTTTGTCTTGTCCAGATGCTACTATAAACAGTGGTGTTGTACCCGCATCTGATGGTACATAGAAACTTTCATTTATTACTGAAACTTCTACTCCTGGTGATACTAAATTTGCCATTTTACGTGTTCTCCTTGCAAGTTGTACGTATATACTAGAGTATTTATATTATCATACTGTTTTTACGACAAAATTTACCATATTTAGGTACCTATATAGGCGACGTAAATAGCATATATGATTAAAACAGTAAGACCTTTGTGTACGAAGTGTAAATCACGGCCACGAGCCTATGCCTACAAAAAAGGACAAAAAATATATTGGCGAAGTCTTTGTGATAGTTGTAATAGAAAACACAAGAACAAACGCATTGGTGGCGTAACTGCATTGCAAAGATCTGGATACAAAAAATTAAAACAATGTGAAACTTGTGGGTTCAAGGCCCAACATCAAAATCAACTGGACGTGTTTTTTGTGGATGGGAATTTAAGAAATACTGCCTACACAAACTTAAAAACTATTTGTGCTAACTGCCAAAGGCTCAGCAGTGTTCGTAGACTGGGTTGGCGTATGGGCGATCTTGTTGCTGACGATTAAGTCAATTTCTTTATATAGATCTTCCTTTGTACCGTTGTTATCTATCACAATATCAAAATCACTGTCTAACCAGTCCCACTCGGATTTATGAGCACCTTGTTCTTGCATTTGTTTTTGTGTGGGCAATTCACCTCTTTTTACACAAAGTATTATGCCGCCGTGTGCTTTGATTGTTTTTATTTCATTTACAAACCTTGTGTCTGAAATAACAGTGTTTTGTCCTTTGTATCTTCCAATACAACTGTCAATCCAGATGCCATCATACATCTGTCCACGCATGACTTCTGTGCCAAAATATTGCAATACCCATCTTGGTGTGACAGTTTTGCCAAACCGTTCGCTCCAAAACTTGTCAGGCTGTTCTCTCCAATGCCTACTAGAATCTGTGTTACCTTCTAACATTTCACGATCCCAATTGAACATAGAAGCCACAGCATCTTTCAAACTTTTAGCAAAAGAATCTCTGACATAGCCGTGTTTTTCCACTAGTCTGTTTGCAACTGTGTCTTTTCCGGATCCTATCAATCCAACAATACCTATCAGCATCTGTTAATTGTACTATATTTTGAGACGTCTTTCAATCTCTTTTTTGGCTTCTTCTGCAGATTTTAAAATTAGTTGTCTAAAGTCTTTTTTGTTTTGTTTGAGAGCGGCAATACTCATGTTTTCTAGATGTTCAACAACCTCTTCCAGTTCGTCCAATGTGAGATCTGAGTATCTTCTGTAACGGTCTGGTTCCAACATAGCGTTTTATTTAAAATAAAAAGTTTATGAATTAACCAATAACAAAACTGTGTGGTGTACCACCTTCTGCAAAATTACCAATTTCGTTATCTAATCTTTCCATTTCTGCAAGGCCTTGATTCTTTAATTCTGCACCATTTAGTGTAGTTCCGCCCTGCGGTCCTGCAATGGTATTGAATTTGCCTCTTGCTTCTCCTAGCATTACTTTTGATACTGCTAGTGTGTAATCTCTTATCCATGGTTTTGAATAGATATCTTTGAAAAGTGTTATATCAGGTCTGAAATTATCAGTGTGCATCAACACAGTTTCTTTGTCTGCTCTTGGCCGCTGTGTGATAGTAAGTTTTTTTGTGGCCACATCAAAATGAAACTGTATAAATGAACCAAACAATTTACCTACCAACTCTTGATAAGATGCAAAAGCATAATAAGTGGCCAAGCCACCTGTAGCACCTGCTCTCAAAAGATATGTGTTGGTATAGGCCAAATTGAATGGTTCAAATAATGTACCGCCTTCTCCACCTTCAGTTCTGGAACCCACTGTACGTCTAAATAATTTTCTCACATTGATGATTTCATCTGGTAAAATATATGTGTTTTGATTTTCTTGTAATTCTAAAAAAGCATACGACTCTTCAACAGCATTAGAACTTCTTTGTCTATATCTATCAATTGCTCTTGTTAGGGCCGTTTGATAGTGTTTTGGGTCTAATTCTACGTCAATCATACCTTCACCGAGGTTGTTTTTGACATAATCAAATATTTCTTGTTGTCCTGTTTGGAGTTCTGACATACACATATTTATAGGTTTGACATAGGCAATAAATATGTAAGATATGCCTAGATTGTCTATTTTTAAGCCAGAAAAAGGTGCTGACTACAAGTTCTTTGATCGTAACATTCGTGAAATGTTTACCGTGGGTGGAACAGATATTCATTTTCACAAATACCTAGGGCCTTATGACCAAGGTGATACCAACAAAGACGGACCAGCATCACCAACACAACCACAATATTCAGGCGATAGCCTAAACGAACGAACAATACAAGATTTGCTGTTTTTAGAAAATAGAGATAGAAAGTATGATGCTGATATCTACACAATCCGAGGAATCTATAATGTGCAAGATATAGACTTCAACCTTTCACAGTTCGGTATGTTTTTACAAAATGACACACTGTTTTTGACTGTGCATCTAAATGATATTGTTGAAAGAATAGGTAGAAAACCTATCAGTGGTGACGTACTTGAATTTCCACACATGAAAGATGACTTTAGTTTGGACGAATCAATTCCTATTGCACTAAAAAGATATTATGTAATTGAAGATGTGAACAGAGCCGCTGAAGGATTCAGTCAAACATGGTGGCCTCACTTGTTAAGATTGAAATTGAAATCACTAGTGGATTCGCAGGAATACAGAGACATCTTGGGAGATCCAACTACAGAAAACTCATTGGCAAGTTATATGAGTACGTTCAATAGAGAGAAGACAATTTCAGATCAAGTATTGGCGCAGGCAGAAGCAGATGCACCAAAATCAGGTTTCAATTACAAACAGTATTATGTTGCTCCTATTGATGAAAGAGGAAATATAAGAACAGACAATGTAAATGAGACAGAAAGAGTCAGTTCAGATGCTCCAGTGAATGCTGTAATAGATACTCCGGCATCAAGTCATTATGGTTTTTATTTAGACGGTGACGGTGTTGCACCAAATGGAAACCCTGCTGGATTTGGAATTAGTTTTCCTACAGCAAATATTAACAAAGGCGACTACTTTTTAAGAACAGACTATCTGCCTAACAGATTGTTTAGATACGACGGCAACAGATGGGTAAAAATTGAAGATTCAGTTAGAATCAGTTTATCAAATTCAGATACACGATCAACACAAAAAACTGGATTTGCCAACACAACAGGTACAAATACTATTAATGGTTTGACTGTGGATCAAAGACAATCGTTGGAAAATGCTTTAAAACCAAAGGCTGATAATTAATGCTACACTTTTATTCAGGACAGGTTAGAAGATTTTTGACTCAATTCATGAGAATCCTTAACAACTTTTCTGTTGAGACTGGAAGAGGCAAAGATGATCAAATAGCACTACGACCTGTGCCTGTGGTATATGGCGATGCTACTAGACAGGTGGCTAATATCATAAGGAACAACTCAGAAAATGCTTTGAATTACGCACCAAAAATTGCTTGTTATATTAGAGAATTAAATTATGATAGAGAACGTATGCAGAATCCATATCATATTGAGAAACAGCATTTACGTGAACGTGATGTGTTAGAAGACGGTACATATAGTAATAGACTCGGCGCAGGATACACTGTGGAAAAAGTTATGCCTTCGCCTTTTAGACTTGAAGTTACCGCAGATATCTATAGTTCTAATACGGATCAAAAATTACAAATTCTCGAACAAATATTGTATTTGTTTAATCCTGATTTTGAGATACAGAAGTCAGACAACTATATTGATTGGACAAGTTTGAGTTACGTGGAGTTAACAGGTATTACATTTAGTTCTAGAAGTATACCTGTTGGTGCAGACACAGAAATTGATGTAGCCACAATGACTTTCAGTATGCCAATATGGTTATCTCCGCCAGTCAAGGTCAAAAAACTTGGCGTTGTACAAAAAATAATAATGAGTATATACGACGACGATGGTGGCATAAACAAAGGTTTAATTAGCGGACCATTGATCAGCCAAAGTTTTATCACACCAAACAATTTTGGATTATTAGTCACAGGAAACCAACTACGATTGTTAGGTACAACAGGAGTTAATGTATCCTCAGGCGGTGACGGATTTGCCACAGGTGCCAGAGATCCAGGACTAGCAGATCCATTTGAAACTTTTGGACCACCAATAAATTGGAAAGTTTTATTAGAACAATATGGAAAAGTAATTAACGGTACCAGTCAAATAAGATTACAACAACCTAACGGAAATGAAATAATTGGTACAATCGCAACCACTACACTGGATGATACAATATTATTATACACAATTGACGATGACACCATTCCAGCAAACACACTGACAGCAGTTAAAAAAATTATTAATCCAACTACTTTTGCACCAACCAATCCTGCCAATGGAGATAGGTATTTGATAATAGATGCAATTGGTGATTCTACTGCAACTGTGCAAAGTTCTACTTGGGGTAGTCTAGTGGCCAGTGTTGGTGATATTATACAGTACAATTCATCAGAAGGCAGATGGCAGAAAGTTTTTGACGCCAGCAATCCAGATTCAACTTTACATTATGTTACCAATACAAATACAGGTATACAGTACAGATTTACTGGTACAGAATGGGTAAAAAGTTATGAAGGTGTGTATACTCAAGGTAATTGGACAATTGTATTGGATGGTGGTGGCACTGCCAACGATGATGCTTCTGGTCAAGACGCAACTACTCCGTAATTATTTTTAATAAATTATAGTAATGAAAGAAAACATTATTTGTTCAGGCGCTTTATTCTATTCAACCAGCACAAAAAGATTTTTGTTTCTACAAAGAACTCAACCAAAAACGCAAGGTTCATGGGGACTTGTTGGCGGAAAAGCAAGATTTTCTGAATCTGCTTTTGAAGGATTGAAAAGAGAGATCAGCGAAGAAGTTGGCGATACTCCCACATTTAAAAAAGTAATTCCTTTAGAACTTTTTACTTCAAATGATCAAAAGTTTTTCTTTCATACATATCTCATTGCGATTGACAGCGAATTTTTACCAAAACTCAACAGTGAACATTCCGGATATTGTTGGTGTGCATTTGAATGTTGGCCAAAAAATTTACATGGTGGTTTACGTAACACTTTAAACAACAAAAGTATTAAAGGCAAGTTACAGACTATTCTTGATCTTATTGTGTAGTATCAAAATCATTCAATATTCTTAATTTGTGTGCCATTGAACTATTTGCCTTAGTCTGTCTTAGTCTTATGATGTCAATTTGATCTTCAAGATATTGATCATGTCTTTGAAGTTTTTCGTTAAAGAATTCAATATTATCTCGTAAACTTTTCACCATAGTAATATCATTGGTGATAGTGATTGAATTTGGTCCTTGCAACAATAAATTTAATTTTTTGGTGTGTAATGCCTTGGCAATCCTTGGCCATATGTAATCCATACCCATTGATCCTGACCACACACACGGGTGTTTGGTTTCTAACATGTGTTTTTCAATAGGGTAACTATGATCAGTGCCAATTAATATAAAATCTGCATCCGACATATATTTGCTATGACTAGCATCATCCCAGGTCCAAGTGACTAATTTGTGTGACCATTTGGCCTCTATTTCTTTACATAATGCTTTTTTATTAGTTTCGTTTATTAGAGAAAAACTGTCTAGGCACTCAATTTTTTTATGTAACGGAGCACAAATTGGTAACAGCCATTGTAGGTGCCTGGCAGTGTAACATCCTAAATCAACCACAGGTCGATTATGATTTAAATGTGTGCCAAATAGCCATTTCAATATGATATAGATACCGTTGTATGACCCATTGGCCAATTTAATTGGATATTCTGCACTATCAAGTGAATTGGCTTTGTCTAGGATCATCAATTTTACTTATGTATGGGTGTGATCAAAAATCAAAAAAAAAAGGGCGACCGAAGCCGCCCTTGGTGTTCTACTAAAAAGTAAAAATATTTATTAGTTGTTTGTTCTCACTGCACAATTT